TTGCGTTATATAAACCAACACCATCAATATAGAAAGGACCGCCATTAATATAGAATGTATGTGTATCGAACACATCCAATGATACCGCAGATAAATTACCAATTAAGGTACCACTACTTGTATTTTCATATATAAAATCATTACTAATTAATATATCTATTGGTGCTGCATTAATTGTTGGTGTAGGTGTTGGTGTAGCACTAAAAGTTGGGGTGATTGTTGGTGTTTGTGTTATGGTCACCGTTGGTGTTGGAGTAATAACTGAACAAACAAAATCAAATGCACAATCCGCTGTTAACGTTGGCGTTACAGTGAATGTTGGGGTAATAGTTGGCGTTATGGTTGGTGTAACAGATTGTGTAACCGTTGGTGTAACAGATTGTGTAACCGTTATAGTTGGTGTTAATGTAGGTGTAGCTGTAAAGGTCGGAGTAATTGTTGGTGTTTGAGTTATTGTTACGGTTGGTGTCGGAGTAATAACTGAGCACACAAAATCAAATGCACAATCAGCAGTTAATGTTGGAGTGATAGTATATGTTGGTGTTAATGACTGCGTTACTGTAACTGTAGGAGTCATTGTTATAGTATTCGTTGGTGTAATAGATTGCGTAACTGTTATAGTCGGTGTAACTGTTGGAGTATATGTAGGCGTTAATGTTGGAGTCTGTGTAATTGTAACGGTTGGTGTCGGTGTAACAACGGCACAAATAAAGTCAAAATTACAATCAGCGGTTAACGTCGGTGTAATTGTATATGTTGGTGTAACAGTGTATGTTGGTGTGTTTGTAAATGTTGGAGTAACTGTTGGAGTCATTGTAACTGAAACAGTTGGAGTCAACGTTGGTGTAATTGTATATGTCGGAGTAATAGTTGGTGTTGGTGTAATAACTGAACAAGTAAAATCAAAACTACAATCTGCTGCATATGTTGGTGTAATTGTAAATGTTGGAGTAACTGATTGGGTAATCGTTACTGTAGGTGTTGGTGTTGGAGTAATAACTGAACAAACAAAATCAAACGCACAATCAGCAGTCATTGTTGGTGTCACAGTGAATGTTGGAGTAACTGTAAATGTTGGTGTAACAGTCGGTGTAATTGTGTGTGTAACTGTTGGTGTTGGTGTAATAACTGAACATGTGAAATCAAATCCACAATTAGCTGTTAACGTAGGTGTAACTGTGAAAGTTGGTGTGATTGTATATGTAGGAGTTACCGTTGGTGTATTTGTTAAAGTCACCGTTGGTGTTGGCGTTATGATTGAACAAACAAAATCAAATGCGCAATCCGCTGTCAACGTTGGAGTAACGGTAAACGTAGGAGTAATTGTTGGCGTTTGAGTTATAGTCACCGTTGGTGTTGGGGTTATAACCGAACATACAAAATCAAAATTACAATTTGCTGTCAACGTTGGAGTAACAGTAAAAGTTGGTGTTAATGATTGTGTAACAGTAATTGTAGGAGTTACCGATTGTGTTGGTGTAGGAGTTGGTGTAATAAATCCACCATTGGTTACACTATAGTTGAACACATAATAAGTGGCACCACTATAATTAAGTGTTACACCACTAATATTATTTGTGTCATTTAATCTAGAAAACTCTTCTTGACTTGTTATAACTTGATTACCACTTGTTTGACCACTAGCAATTGTTACCACAACATCATTTATGATTGGTTGTCCAAAATCTACACCAATAGTATCTCTAAACCCAATTGTTAAATTAGAATCAATAGCTAATGATGACGTTACAGTGTATGTTGCCACAACAGATCCAGGAGTATATGTTGATCCAATTACTAAATTAACACCAATTGGGGTAGCACTAGGTGTTACCGTTGGTGTAGGAGTTGGTGTAGATCCAGCACAAGCAACACTACAATTTAAATTTGTAAATGTTGCTGTATCCAAATCAATATCAAATGACATTGGATTTGGTGTGATATCAGTTTGAACTTGATATACAAATGAACCTATCTTTCTATACATGCCATCAACTGTTGATAAAGTAGTTGTAGATCTACCAATTAAATCAGGAGACACATATGTACAGCTACCATCACAAGCATATTTCTTTATAGAATAATAATAATATATTGGTGTTACTGTTGGTGTAACAGTTGATGTTGGTGTGATAGTATATGTAGGTGTTGATGTTGGTGTGATAGTATATGTAGGAGTTACCGTTGGTGTATTTGTTATTGTATTCGTTGGTGTAATAGATTGTGTAACAGTTGGTGTGTTTGTTAAAGTTACTGTTGGTGTGTTTGTTATTGTAACTGTCGGTGTTGTGGTAAACGTCGGTGTTAACGTCGGTGTTACAGATTTAGTTGGTGTAATTGTATATGTTGGAGTTACCGATTGTGTTGGGGTTACAGTATATGTTGGTGTTGGTGTAACAATATTACCGGCAACGTCACAATTGATAATTGGATTTACTGAACATACCGTTGCACCACTATAATTAAATTCTCTATTTTCATTTACTTCTGGAACTGCACAATCAACATCATATGGATAGTTTCCTGTTCCATTATATGTTCCACTATTAGTTGGATCAACATAATAATGATCCAATGACATGTCCATATTCTCAAATGTTTGTTGAGCATGTTCTAATAATAATTGATGTGATGCATTACCGTTGAATATTATCAATGGCGATGTATTGTATGCTAATGTACTTCCAGTACAATTTAAATGATAGAATAATTCTCTTGAACAATAATCTAAATTAACCGCTTTAACCTCAATTGGGAAACCTAATTGGTTAATTAAAAAATCACCGCTTTCAATATAATCTTCAGGATAATCGCAACAAGGTTCAGTTTGATCTTCTGGTCTAACAAATATTTGTTCTGGATATTTTTCTATAAACGTATATGGAATTACCTCATTTAAAACACTTCTCTTTGTATAAACCCTAAGTTTTGTTGTAGGTAAAACATGGAAAGTGTGTGCACTACCATTAGCTGTTGTACCTGTAATATAATCACTTTTTATAGACGATAAACAATCTTTGTTAGTTACTTGTAAATAATGATATACATAGTTAAATGAATAACCACTAACGTCCACATTTTTAAATCCACTACTTGGGTAAGGGCAATCAACATATTGTGCTGATAGTATATAATCACCAGCGTTTATGTTTGAAACGCTAACGCCGCTAATCGCACCTGAAGCTATTCCAGATTGTATGTTTTGCCAAGAAGAAATATTAACAGATGTGCCAGATAATTTTAATACATATGAATCATGTTTAACACCATAGTTAAAACTTGGTCTATATTGTAATTTTGGATGTATTGTATATCCTGTATAATTGTCACAGAAAGTGATTCCAGTCTGTGCTTCGATTGTACAAGCCTTTGTTGTGATTTCTTTGTATGAACTGATTGTATATGACTGTTGGTGTGATTTTGTGAACGGATCGTGTTCAACTTTTAATTGTAATCCATCAATACGTACTTTTTGTTCACAGTTAGCTGCATCAGTAAATAATAAATCTATTTGATCATCTTCATAAACATTACTTAATCTATATGTACAATAATTCGTTGTACCTGATTGTGTATATGTGATATAATTTAAAGCGGGTCTGTTTGCTTGTGTTTGATACCCTGGGCTACATTCATAATGAACATCATATGGCCAGTTGCTTAATGATTTTTCATTACCAGTTCCGCCAGTTACAGTAAAGTAAACATCTGCTTTTAATTTACAGTTTTCTGTCTCCGCGTCAAAAATATCACATTCAGTGAAACCAGTAACAAACATTGCACATGTTTGTTGTGGATATGCGTATTCTCCAGCAAAGTAATAATCAAGATATTCTTTTACAGTACATTCATCTGTACCATACTTGTATGAAGTAAATGTAATTTTATCCTCACCGTCAGAATCTTTATAAATTTGATAAGATATTTTTGGTTTTGGATTTGTCTGTGCGGTATTTTTTGTACCAGGGGCATTTAAATATGGCGCATAATTAACATAACCAGGATAATGCGTTGTTTCATCATCATTGATGTCAACTATTAAAGAGATTAAAGCATTTCTCCAAAGAAGTTTTATATTAGCAATATCTAAATGATCGTCAATGTGATCTTTGTAATCACATACTAATGGTAAGTTATATGAACCATCAGTTATGTTTGTACAATTAGATGTAACATCAAATGTCGCATCAAAAAGATCATTAGCTGTTAGTGTTAATTTTTTAGTATACTGAACCCCATCGATATCAATTATTAAATTGTATGTTGCACCAGTAACTGTAATTAAACCACGTAAAGCATCACCACCACCAAGATATGTTTCCCAGTCTTCTTTTAATATTGTTTCAAAATCTGGATAAAGTACTTCAGTTATTTCTAAAGGTTGGCAACCTTCGTTGTAATCATATTTCGGTCTACCAAAAACAGAGTTTTCAATTAAATTACCACCTAACCATAATGTTGTTGCTGGAACTATCTGTTCTAAAATGTTTGTCCAATATGGACTCATTTTATTTACAAATGTTGCAACGTCAATCATATCATATGGAGTGTATCCAGATATGGTTAATTTATTAATATAATCTTGATAAACATCTTCTAGTTGTATATAGTTTTTTCTATATCTTATAACATGTGAATTATTTACTTGGCTACTTACAACATCTTGTAAAAATTCAGAAAAACTTGTGTTTATTTGTGGTTCTAAACCATTTGTACCAAACGTAACAACCAAGTCTCTAGATTTTCTCCATATATCATAATTGATACCATTTGCTGGAGAAATAAAAATATTAATATTTTTTCTATTAAGTGTTAAACTTTCTAATCCTAAATCATCTACAATGTTTCCTTTAACGTTATCGATTTGACTTGTTAAATTAAATCCATAATCTAATCCAGGAAGTTTTCTATATATGTCAAAATAATCTTCACCATATGTGTATGGTTTAGATTTTGTTTTCAATGTTTTAGTTCTACCAGACAATACAGACAATTCTGTATCCATGATATCTGACGACCTATGTTGTAATGTAATATCATTCCATCCAGCACCCAATTGGAAAAATACATTTGGATTTGTGGTTGGGGCTGTTGGTAAATAGGTGCTACCTGTTTGAATCGGGTAATCGGTTACTTGTGAAACAGTTGTTTCACCGGTTAATGTTGTGCCAGTATAAGTGTAAGTTGTCCCCGTATTAAAAGCTAAAACGGTTGTTGTTTTAACTCCGTTAATTACATCAAAAATATCGTCATCAACAATATCTCTTGGTAACGCACTCTCTACTTTATAAACAAACTCATCTATTTTAATTAAAGGTTCTGGCGCACCAATGAATCTTAAAAAGAATTCAATACTACTTCTAGTACCTTTTGATTTATAAATAAAAGATAAGTTAACTAATAATCTTCTATAAAATTCTAACTCAGCTTCTATTAGGTTTTTACCCGTAGATACGCCGTCATAGACTTGTCTTTGTGAATTATATATTTGATCTTCTAATGTTGTTTCATCAAATAGATTAATGCTTTCTAGTCCTAATGTACTTGTTAAATTCTTAAGAAAAACGTCTGGTATATTATTTAAAGCATCATATGAGACATTTCTCATATATGCTATGTTATCGATAAAACCTTTTACCTTATCAAAACTCTGGCCATACAATTGAAAGATCTTATCAATTTTTTGATCTTCGCTATCAAATTCAAATAACTGTGGAGCAGTTAAAAATCTAGTAACTAAATTAGATTTGTATTCATCTATTTCAGTTGCTAAATCATTTAATTGTTGTGCGTATTTTTCAAAATCACTTCCAACTATTTTAATATTCCACCCGTCAAATGACAATGGCCAATTAACTGGTACTGAAACCAATACTGTTTTTGTTTCATCTAAACTAGTTTCTGGAACACTGAAAGTTGTTTGATAAATCGGGAAAGACTCTCTATTCAAAAGAGATGCTTCCATTTCATCTAAACCAAGAAAAAATTCCTCAACTACTGGGTTTGAAGGTCTGATTAAATAACTTTGCGAGTAAGTTACACTATTAAATGGTTTACCATCAACCTCTAACGAAATTAAATTATTAGCGTCTGGTTCTGTGTAAGAAATTACACCATACGTATTTCCACTTATTTCAACAACATATTTGCTGAAAGATGAATATAATTTTCTATTTTCATTATCACTGCTTACAAAGATACCATTTGCTGGTTCTTTTAAAACAATATCAAATGGATTATAAATTTTTGAAGACTGTAAAGTAAATGAAGTTATATTTGTTTTAACATCATAACTGATATTTTCTGCTGTATATTGATTTATACCAGAAATTGAATCAGCATCAACATATAAACCACAAGGAAAATATTTTGCAATTCTCTCAATCGATACGCGAATTCTTTCTCTTAATGAACCAAATAAAGATTTAGACGCTTCAGTTTTAGACTTGTTAAATCTAATTGGTCTTTTTTCTCCGTTAGATTGTTGAATTGTTGTTGGAACATTATTTTCAATCTTAAGATCGTCAAGAGTTATAAAGTCAGAAAAAGGTACACTTCTAAATTCTTTGCTGTCTTTTTCTGAAATTACCCTATCTAAAGCAAAGTTGGCATTGGTCAATTGACTAGTACCGTCGGTAATTTGATTACCGACTAAACTATCGCTAAATGTTTGTGACCCACTTGCCGCCCTACTAGGAGGAACCCTTGTTGTTTTTGCCATTATTGAGTAATATCGTCAAAGTTTAATGTCTGATCTATATCAGTTTTTTCCTCACGAATCTCATATAATGTCTCATTAAATTCGTCTTTAACTTCGTATAGGTTGAACTGCTTATAAATATTATTATCTTTATTGTAGATTGTGTATATACCATTAGATACCGCCTTACTTTGATTACCATAAAGTGCGTTAGCCAATGTTGAAGCATCGTGTTCAACCATTTCAATCTCAACAGTTGTTGGGTTAAAATATGTATTAGTTAATATCACCTTCTGACTAGGCTGGCCAATAAATGGTACAACGTTAGGTTTATTACCCGGTGATGATGTCGGTGTTAAAGTTAAAAACATCAAGGTTGTTGGAGAGTCAGTATATCTGTATCTAATCGATTTTTGTGTTGTATTTGTTAAATTGGTTGTCACCGCCTCACAATAAAAAGAAGACGTTACTATTTTATAAAAATTAGGAACCTTTTTGTTATCCCCCAAACCAATATACTCTACTCTATAGCCAACTAACCCCTGTGGGGTAAATTTTGCTCTATCTTCGATTGCCACAGAACTTATGTCAATAACAATACCTCTAACTGATGGTAACGATGCTAACACACCACAATCATTTATAACCGACCTAATTTGCTTTGGTCTAATATGGAGGGTATACACCCCTAATTCACTAAATGTGTCAGTATTCAGTCTTAAATTGTACATACCACCCAATATTTCATTATTTGGTGCATACGTATCTTCCGTTGTATTTGTATTGTGATATACCGGAGTCAAAATATCCGCAGAATCTAACTTTGTCAAGCTAGGTGTTGTTGATGCTGCCCTGTCAGAAGCATAATGTAAAATGATTTCTACATCTTCTGGGGACACATCCGCCGGTCTCATTGTTCCATAACTTCCTACTGCCATTTTCTTTTAATTATAAATATAAATTTATTGTTTTTTCACATTATAAAATCCATTTCCATACACATCTAATTCTCCAACATTGTCAATTTCGTTCAGTCTTAAATTAAATTCGGACACGCCCATCTTACCTCTCTCAACAAAAACATCTGAAAAAATTAGCGGTTCGTCAATAAAACCTAGATAATGTTCGTTTCTTGTTAATTTTTTAACAAACACGTCTTCCGATCTAAAATTGGCGGTATTACCAGTAATATACGTAGTTCCGTCATTTAAATCAAGGAAAGATAACCCATCAAAGGTATACCCGGTGTATGTATATGCTTCATCCTCAACAGAAATCGAACCATAAGTTAAGCCAGTGTAATTGTTTCCACCATATAATTTTTTCTCAATTAAACGACTCGTACCTACCGCAAAAAAAGTTGTTGTACCAGTAAATTGATTTGCGTTATAATCATAAACATTTAAATAATTTTGTGTTTTACCGGTAACTGTGGTATATGGAACGTTAAATGTCATCGTCCCTAATTGTGTTGGGTCTCCAACAACTTTAGGTAATGTTATTTTTTTAACCA